CTGTAATGAGGCTCGAGCTCGCAATAGCCGATCCGCAGCCATACGTTTTAAATTTTGCATCTGTAATAATACCTGTATCATGATCAACCTTTATCTGTAGTTTCATGACATCACCGCAAGCAGGTGCACCAACCATACCAGTACCAACACTAGGATCACCCTTGTCAAAAGATCCGACATTCCTGGGATTTTCATAGTGGTCAACTACTTTGTCGGAGTAGGCCATTACTTCTTCTTCTTAAGAACTCTACGAGCAGTAGCTTTTACTGAACGAGGATGATGTGCTTTAAATTTTGCCATGATATGTTCCTTATTGTGTGCAGGTTCTTTCACGATAGACTTGTCCATCGAGTTGCTGGATCTCTTTCCACTCAGTGCAAACAGGTTGACGTTGAATGAATACTGACTGTGGTTGTTGTACGATTACAGGAGACTGTTGATTCTCTCTAGCAATTACTGCCCCTGCAATTCCGCCAATGACCAATGGTGCTACCCAATAACCAAAGCCTGGACCTGCATGACGATGACCGTGATGACGCCAGTGATGATTATGTTGAGCAAATGCCGTAGCACTGACAGTTAGTAAAAGAACAGTTAAAAGTTTTTTCATAATATACCCCTTGTAAGTATATAACGTATTTACCGGGAGTTTCGTTGACAGATTACTTGCTCGACGCTTCTTTACGTGCGTTTTTAGTTGCTGTTACATCGTTGCGCACTTCTTTACAAAGTTTAGCTAGCTCTTGCAAGTGTTTGCGTACACGAGTACCTGCGGCACCTACTTCTTTGTCGTAGAACTTTTCAAAGTCACCTTCCATTGCTTCTACTAATTTTGCGAAATCTTGAAATCTATTTGCTGACATATTTGTCTCCTTTGTTATATAGTTATTACCAGTGGCGAATTGTGTTTGCAATAATGAAACAACAAGTTATCACATGTATGATTACCCAGAAAGTCTTTAAGAACAATGATATACGTGCTTCTCTTAAAGTAAGTATAGGTATGTCCGGACGATCTTCGTCTGTTTGACCCATTAAATGACCAGTTGCTCTCGCCCAAATTTTTTCTAAACTGTTCATAATGATCTAACTTGTTCTTCTAGCCAAACTTTACAGTCTGACCAATTTCGATATATGTGAGCCTTGCCGCCAGCACTTATCCATTCTTCACAGTTACTGGTTCGATCATCGATTAGAATGTCTTCTGGGCTAGAGCAGTGTCGATACTTGTCGTAACTGAACGGACCAAAGAAAACTGGGATGCCTGGGAAGTATTCGTTCGCCCACCACACTTTATCCTGTGCTGCCCAGGGCATAGAGTAGTCATGTGGCAGTGCTGTTAAGAAGTACACCCCACATCCTGTTTTAGCATGATGTGTTCTGCACCAGTTTACCAAATCATGTGCGCCTTCTTTTAAGGGCAATGTTCGATAAAATCGTTTGTTGTCTTTAAGCCTAGCCCAATCACTATCAGGAATACGTTGTCCATATTCCCAATTACGTTTTACAATACTACGAGCATGTTGCATCCAATCGGCGACAACATCGTCCATGTCTAAAAATATATTCATGTGTGTATTTTACAATTTTTTATTGGCGGGTCAAATTAATTGACAAATACATTTCCGCTGCCAGACGCTGAGTGGCCGCAAGTTGCAGGGTCGCCTGCGCGACATGTGGCAATATTATTTGTAAAAACATTTCCACTACCAGCTGCCATTACAGGAGAAGAGTGAGGTGCCTTTCCGTGGCCGGCAACTGAATCACCGATCCGAACTACTGGATTATTATTAGCAAACACATTGCCTGATCCTTGAATAATTGCTCCACCTGCAACGTCTGCTCCTGCATCCCTTGTTATGCCTGGCATTTTAGAATTCCTTTGGAACGTTAGATCTAATTGATCGGGCAAGTCTATCAACTTCTCTTATTGCATCTCGTATTTGACTATCAGAGGCAGACTCAGTAGTATCTAAAATTTTTGCTTGTTCAATCAACAATCTATAGATTGAAATCATACCAAACACTTCATAAGGACCTATTACACGGATACCAGAGCCTTCGCCTAGTTCTTTCAGTTTTTTCTGATAAGTTTCCATCGCAGTTTGTTTATCTTTAATAGTTGTAGAATTGCTTGCAATTGTATCAATGTCTGTTGATATTGCTGTCAGTCTGGTTGCAATAGTAGTAGTTTGCGTTGAAATATTTTCTAAAGCTGTCGCAATCCTGTCGTAGTATGTTGTATAGTCAATGGCAATTGCTACTCCATCCTCGCCAATGCCAGAAGCTTCAGCAGAAACTACAGGCCTATCGTTTGGGTTTGTTATTGAGATTGACATATGATATCCTTAAACTAGTATTTAAGCCAGTGCAATACCAGTTGTTGACTCGAGGAACTGTTTAGCAAATGCTTCGTCAGTTGCTTCTGCTACTGTTACTGTTGTTTTTAATAAACGAACGTCTGTGTTAGGACTAACTGTAAACAAGTATGGCATTAGACCTGGACCTTTTTGCCCCATACCAATAACCATAGGCTTACTTAGTTTATAGTAAGCATCTGTTTCTTCTGCTAGTTTTGCTACAATCTCTTCACCACTTGTAAGTTTAAGAGTAATTACTTCGCCTGCGCTTACGCCTTTTGAAATGAACATGTTATACCTTTTCTAAATGTTGTTTAAGTTCTGTAAATCCACCAATCAGTTCTTCGCCGATAAAAATCTGCGGAACTGTTCGTGCTGTTGGAACAGCTTCCAATAGTTCTTCTTTAGTGTATCCGTCTCCAATTTTCTTTTCTTCAAACGGGATACCACGTTGTGTTAATAATGCCTTTGCTTGATCGCAATAGGGGCAGTGGTACTTACTCCATACTGTTGCTTTCATTTTTCTTTCCTTATAATGCTGGTAGTGCGTCGTAGTCAATACCTTCGCCCATAACTCCGATTACATAGTTAGTACTTTCTGATTCTTGTAATGCAGTTTGTTTCTTACTTGTATCACTGTGTTTGTTAAACCATGGAATAGGAGTCGATCTTGGTGCAGGATTGTTATACTTAATACCAATCTGTTTTAGTGCATCAACTGCTGTGTAATCTACAAAGTCACGTAGAATATTAGCGTTCAATCCGATAACTGGTCCTAACTTAAACAAATAAGTAGCCCACTCTTTTTCTTCACGTATAACGTCCATGTAAAGTTGATAGACTTCGGCTTGACATTCATCTCTAGCTTCTGCAAAGCGTGGATCTTCTTTGACCACTTGATTGATCAGATAAGCAGTCCAACCTTTGTGTAGTAGTTCGTCTTGTAGGATCAAACTGATAATGTTGCCGTTACCAATAAAGATCTTGTTCTCAACCATGGCCAAACTTGTAGCAAAGCTAACCATAAAACGGAACGCTTCTAAGGCATAACTTGCATGTAGCGCCATATAGATTGCTTTGATATGTTCTTTCTCATTAACTGATCCGTCCATTTCTTTCATGCAGTTAATTCTATGCAAACGATCATAGTAGTCACCTACACTACTTGCCATGTCGACAATTTCTTTAGTATCATGGATAGTATTAAACACATCCTTTGGTACATTATAGATGTTACGGATAATATGTGAGTATGAACGACTATGAATGTTTGTTTCAAAGAATGTCCAGTTGTAGATTAATGCTTCTAGTTCTGGTAGTGAACACACTGGAGTGAACACTTGACTAGGTGCTCGTCCTTGTAAACTATCCAATGCAGTCTGTCTTAAAAGATTGCTAGTAAAAATATGCTTAACAGCATCGCTAGCATCTTTAAAGTCGTTGGCATCTTTGCTTAGACTAATCTCTTCGGGAACCCAAAAGAAGCCACGTGCAGTTGTTTCAAAGTCTGCTATTTTTTTATATTTGACTTCTTCGAAGCGTTGGATAGTGACTGGGCCAGCGGGATCCAAAAACATCTTACGACTTAGGTAGTCTGTCTTTGTTGATAAGTTATATTGTTGTTTTGACATTTTAATATTTTCCTGATGCAAGTACTATCTTGCAAATGTGTTCTAATCGTTCAATGTGTTCATAGGCACGCCATGGAGTAGTATCAATAGCAACCACTCCGTGTCCTTTAATGCCTACTATGTCGTAAGCAATATTTCCGCTGTTATCTAATTGTAGCATCTTATGACACTGATCCGCAAGCTCTTGGCTGATCGGAGGTACATCACCCACATTAGGTGCTACTTTGGTGTAGCGATTAAGTTCCGGAAATGCCGCGCTAACTGTACTCAAATCAATTCCGGCATGCATGGCCGCAATACAATAAGTAGGATGCACATGTACAACAACTCTAACATCATCGTTATGCTGGCCCATTTCTCGTTGTAAGCCAAAGTGCAACGGAAGTTCTCCGCTAGGCTTTAGGTTAGCACTAATCTCAGTGTACTCTAGTTCTTTGCTTGCATAGTATGGTCGAGGAGGTTGATCATAGTAACCTTTCTCAATGCCAATCTTTTTAAATTGGTCGGGCTGTAGTGTTTGTTTACGCACACCACTGGGTGTAATGTAAAAGTGGTCACGGTCGTGGTGACGTATGCTTACGTTACCATCACGACTGGTAATCCAGTTGCGTTTGTACGCATCTAACATCACATCACAAATTGTTTCTAACATTATAGCTTACATGCCTCACAGTCTTCATCTTCGATTACTTCTCTTTCGTTATGAAAACCGTTGTAGTGTACTTCAGGTGTCAGTTCTGCTTGTTGTTTACTACCTGCTTTATTAATCAAACTATAATAGAATGTTTTCAAGCCCCACATGTGAGCTTGCATCAAGTTTTTAGCAATTAATGTAGTTGGCACTTTACGATCCGCCCAGTGTGCTGGATTGTAGAATGTATTTGTTGAAATGCTTTGATCAACATAGGCTGCTAATACAGCCGCAGTTTTAATGTAGCCGTCACAGTCTTTCTGTTCCCACATAAGTTGATACTTGTTCTTCAACTTATGATACTCAGGAACAACCTGTGTAAATGATCCTGCTTTTGATTCTTTAGTGCTAATCAAACTCATGGGTAGCTCAATTCCATTAGTGCTGTTTATAACGACACTACTGCTTTCGACTGGTGCAATGGCCATCAATGTGGCATTGCGAACACCGTACTGTTTCATGTTAGTACGAAGTGTTTCCCAATCAAGCTCTGGGGCAAAGTCTGCTAATTCGTTAACACCCTCTGCTCGTAATTCCCAAGGGAATATGCCTTGACCATATCGTGTATGTGTGCTATGCAGACAGGGTCCACGTTCTTTGGCTAGTTCAACTGTGGCTTCGGTTAAGTAGTAGGCTTGATGTTCCATCCATGACTTAACATCTTGTAGAGAATCTTTCTCACCGTATTTTAAACCACGTTTGGCGTGCCAGTAGGCCAAGTTAGTAACACCAATACCTAATGGCTGAATCTCATCGTTACTTAATTTACTTTGGATTGAAAGGAAGTCTTGATAGTCAAGTATATTGCACAGACTACGTTGCAAAATGCGACAAGCCCTACGCATGTCTTCTGGATTACGGAAGGCTCCCCAGTTGATAGAACCAAGAGTGCATAAAGCGATGCGACCATCAGCATCATCGAGACGCTTAAAAGACTTAGTAGGTAAAAGAATTTCACAGCAAAGGTTACTCTGGTAAATGGTATGATACTCAGGATCAAATGGTCCTTGCTTCATCACGTTGTCAATGAATACTAGATATATACGTCCAGTGTCTGTTCGTTCTTTGAGAATACCAGATTTGAAAACTTCCTCTGCAGCCATCGTTTTCTTACGGAGGCCGGGCGTCTTTTCATATTTGATATAAAGTTCTTCAAACAGAGTTGTATTTTTATAAAATGCTTCATATAAGTCAGGTACTTCGTTAGGATCAAAGAATGTTATTTGTTCTTTGTTTTTAAATCGTCTCCAGAAGAAAGCACTAAGCACAACCCCATAATCCATATGACGGACTCGGGTTTCTTCTGTTCCTTGGTTGTTCTTAAGTACAATAAGATCATCAAACTGATGATGCCAAATAGGATAAAAAACAGTAGCACTTGCATTACGAATACCTCCTTGACTGCAACTTCTTAAGTCGCCGAACCATTTTTTCAGGAATGGTATCATACCTGTGTGCATAATCTCGCCGCCGCGAATGGGACTGCCTAGGGGTCGTAGTCTTCCAATTTCTAAACCGATGCCAGCACGTTTGCTGGCATACTTGGCCATCATTTCACCAGAAGCGAAAATACTATCCAAGTCATCATCACTGCGAATAAGTACGCACGAACTGAATTGCTTAGTAGGGGTACCGAGACCAGCAAGGACAGGGGTAGCAAGAGTAAATAATCCATCAGATGCTGCATTATAGTATTCCTTTATATAACGCATACGTGCGCTATTTGGTTCTTCTTTATGGAACACTGTTGCGGCAGCGATCATATATCTAATCTGCGGTGTTTCATAAGTTTGTTTTGTACTGCGATTCTTAACAAGATATTTTTCAATTAACTGTTCAATGGCTGCATAGCTATACTGCTCGTCTTTATCATGCTCGAGCATGTCATTCATCTTGTTCCAGTCGTCTTCACTGTACCATTCTAATAACTCTGCCGTATATAAACCAGTAGCCACATTAGTTTTTACAACATCGTAGAGATTAGGAACGTCATAACTACCATAAACGTCTTTACGCAACATGCTGAGTCGTTGTTTGCCCGCGACATATTGATAGTTTGTGTGACCGATATCTGGATTAGACTCAACGTCAATTAAATTGACAATAGCACGTAAGGTAATTTCGTCAATTTCTTTAGTTGTGATGCCATCGTAGAAATGAGGTTGTGCTTTGATCTCTATCATTGATTGACTAACATCAGCAATACCGCTACACACCTTTGCAACTTGTGACTGCCACTTTTCAATTGTTAGTTGTTCTTTTTTACCGTTTCTTTTTATTACTGTGATCTGTGACATAATTCTTATTCTTTACAAGTTGGTTAATATATTGGAAACGTATTTAGTGCAAAGGTTTCATTGCATATATCTTTTGCATTTTTAACGCTTTGGGTAACTCTTCTACGCTCGCCCATTCTTCTTCAATATACCCATATACTTTATCATCTACGAATAACAAATAATACACTGTTTTATTGACTGTGTCAAGAGCAACATTTATCTTCGGCTGACAAAATTTAAAACGCTCAGTTAATTGGAGAGTATAACATATACCAAGAATGATATTGAACTCACAATATTCATTTTCATCTATGAGTTCCCAAGGAGTAGGCCAAGTGATTGAGTTGTAGGGGTCTGTATAAAATTTGGCCCTGGGTAGTTTTAAAAAGTATGAAGATGCATCTCGCAATGGATCATTAGACTTTTCTAAATGTTCTCTCAGTTTAATCCAAGAGGCGAATCGAACGTGTTGTTGTCTGTCAGCTATTAGCATTAGCTAATTGTAGAATATGCGTAAGTCAATAGTGTAGTACCGACTGTATTGTCATTGACATATTGAACTTCTACACAACCATTTAATATGATTGCAGAAAATATTACTCTAGTGTCTTGTCCAACAGTACCAACATACTCGTAGTCGTCTACAAGTTGAAGTGTTAGGTTAGTACCATCAACGGCAACACTTAGTGTACCTTTTCTCATCTGAGTGTAAGAAGAAGATTTTAAAGTATAATCAATTTTAAATCCAGTGTTTCCAGAGAAAGGAATTCTAAATGCAGTAATTTCATAAGTTGCCGGACTTACTAACGAGACTGTATTAACTTCGCCGCTGATAACAAATGCCTTACCTTCAACTTCGTTTAGATATGCATCACTCCAGTTAGGATCAGTAATCTTTGCCAAATCAAGTTGTCTGTCAAAGTTATCTTGCAAAGATGTATTGCCTTTTACAGTAAATTTAATTTGACTGTAGACGTTGTTAGCATTGCCGCCACCTTCATTACCTACGTTAACAAAAGTGTTGCCACGAGATTTATTGCCGTATCCATTATCAATTACAATACCATAACGATCAATATTATAAAAATAACAATTTTCAATTATGTTCTTTCTTGGACCGTAGACTTCACCAGTTGTCACAGTGTCAGCGCCTACGCCAAATTCAAAACCATATTTGCTGTTTAAAATTTCACAGTCAATCCATGTGTTATTAAAAATATCTTCTTTGGCAAACACAGCATCTTTGAATCCATCGAAAGTTACTCGTGTAAACTTATTGCGTTGGCAAGTTACAATTGAACTAAGTGCATACATACCGATACCATATCCACCACTGGGTAATGTTGAATCACCTGCCGAGTCGCCGTAACTACCAGTTAACTCAATGTCTTCAAATACACTGTCTCTTACACAGTCTAATTGTATAGCCTGCACATCAGGTTCATTAGTGTTAAGTGTAAATCCTTTTAGCACACAAAACTTTGGTTGTATATTATATTCTGTAGTTGATCCTGAGTTACTAGTACTAGACAAGACCTTGTTTGTTGGAGTTGAAGTATCATCAACAAATGCAAATGCTGTTCCTACAGGACCAGTAAAATTAAAAATAGTTTTTTGTTTGCCTGCACCTAGAATAGTTGCATAACTGGGAATGTAGATAGTAGTTGAAAACTGGTATACTCCTGGAGCAAATTCTAATGTAACTCTATCACCAGCACCGTTAACTGTATTAGTAATAAACAAGTTGTCAATAGCACGTTGTATTGCCGTTGCTTGATCGCCAGCATTAGGAAGAATACCATACGAAGCACTAGTTACACGCTCGTCTAATCTTTCTTGTAGTGTTCGGGTAATAGGATAGTTTGGATCTTGACCTGTTTGAATAAGCGCAGAGTCAGATTTATAAACATACTGCCCAATAAGATCTAATAGATTATCTGCGTCAGTGAGAATCTTAGTATTGCCAACAGCAGGTGACCCTTCGCTGATAGCACCATTACCGATATATAATTCTTGAGTATCGATTGCCCAGGCCATTTCTCCGCTGGCTAACTGTGGAATACCAGTACCAGCGTTTTTTTGTCCTCTTCGAATTTGAATGCGTGAAATTTGCACAACAGCCATAAATGTCCCCGTTTTAGATATTTATCCGTAGTACAAATGCAAAAGCCCTAGCGGAACTAGGGCTTTGATTAAATTAACTGTTATTAGGCTATTGTAAAACCAGTAGCACTTGCGGCTGCTGTAACCACTGTGCCGCTAGCATCAATATCATTAGGACCAATAGTTCCCACAGCATACGAGTTTGTACTGCGAGTCCATCCTCCGCCAACTTGTCTAATTCTGTGCTGTAGATCTTCGGCTGAGCTGTTTACATCCATTACAATGTAGATTAATCCGGTGTTGGCATTTACAATATAGTAGGCCATAGGATTAATTTCTTTGATGATTTGCTCAACTGCTTCGTCAATAGCGTCATCTTCAGCACGTAAATCAACATTAGAGGCCGCCGCAACTTTTACCTGTACTTTATATAATTTTGCATTTAATTCTTGATGAGTTGCTACTGTAGCAACCATTCCATTAACTCTTGTTACATCTACTCCGTAGGCCATAACTATTCTCCATTTAATTTATTTATCAATTTATTTTGTAGTATTGCTCTACACGCTTACACCACTCTTCTGTCCAGTAGTCAAAGTCTTTAGGCTCCAGGATAAATTCCTGATATTCAAAGTCCTTGCTACACATTAGAATAACACCTTTACGTATGTTAGTACCGTGTACTTCGTTATGTGCCAATGCATAGGCTGTTAGCTGTAGGAAGTAGTCGCTAATGTATTCTAATTTCTTAGGCTTGTTGGTCTGTTTAAAGTCCAGGATACTTTCTACACCTGCATGTACACCCACGCAGTCAGTAGTGCCCGCATATAGTTCTGGAAAGTACAAGGGTACTTCACTGCCCCATACTTCACTTACGTTCTTCATACCTTCTGCAATAACAATCTTAGCCATCTTTTGGCTTTGTTGTGCGAACGGGTTAGTCACAGCTTCGTTCATTGGTTCGCCTTTGACATAGTCCTCTAGGAACTTGTGCATACGTGTACCACGATTGGCAGCTTCTGTAGTGATCTCTTGTGCTTTCTTTTCGCCAACTGCTTTACGCCAGTTGGCCAGTGCTATACGACTTTCTTCTGGTTTAGTTTTATCCAGCACAGTCGTGACACTAGGGACTTTATGCCCTTGTGGTGTAGCGTATAAACGCTTACCAGAGCTTTCGTCCCTAGTTAGTTTTTCGTATTTGAATTTGTTTATTAGTAGGGTCATGATACATTATATAGTATCTTGACCGCTAGGTCAACCAGGTTGTTTGAGCGATTTAGCCGCTGCTCTACTTGCAGCCGCATCAACACCGCTATTACTTTTTGGCTCGCTACGTGTAGCTTCGGGCTTCTCTTTGGTTTTTAATGTAATACCACGACCGTCAAACTGTTGTACTATATTTTTTAATTGGGGTAGACTGTCAAACTCAGCTTTGAACGTTTCATAGTCCATTTCTGTACCACTTACATTTTGTAGCATGTTGGAGATTGCGCCCCAGCTGTATTGACCAGGAACACCTTTTGAATCTGCGCGAGCTTTAAGTTGAAGAAGAATGCGGATTAAATTATCCGCACCCTCATTTACTTTTTTTTTGAACTTAGAATTGTGCCTAGTCTGCGGCTGTATTCAATGCTTTCACGCTTTGCACGACCAGCTGCTTCTACGCCGCCAGTGCCTGCATCGGCTGCTGAAAACTCGTCACCTGATGGAAATTCTTCTGCACCCATTTCAGTTGGTGCAGCTTCTGCGCCTAGCGTTGGAGCTGGTACGCCTTGTGGGCCTTCTTCGCCTGTTAAGATTGCCACTGCCTGTGCCAATGTTGTGCGAGTTGTTTCTAATGTTGTGTATAATTCTTCTAGTGCTGGTTTGACTTGTCCGGAGAATTGTGTGCTAATATCACTGCCTAATTCGTCTCTTATAGAGTCTACTAATTCTAACATGGTTTCTGATTTAAGACTTGCAGTGTCTTCCAACCAGCCTGTGACCTTGTCGACCATATCACGTGCGCTCATGATTAACGCAGCTTTTTCTTCTTCGCCTTCTGTTAGAGTTCTTTCTGAAAGAACACCACGCAGTACATCCATTGCTTCTTCTAATGACTCTTTCTTAGCCATTTTAGAAGCTGTAGCATGCATTACTTGTTCGCCTTTTTCGCCATAACGCTTTTTAAATTCGCCTGACTTAGACTTCATGCCTTTAACAAACTTTTCTTTTTTGCCTTCTTCTTCTGGAGAAAGAGCTCTTTCTGAGATAGCTTGCGTAATAACATCAAGGAACATTCTATCCTTTTGATAGTTGTTGCTTTCATACACAGCGTCATATTCTTTACTGCCTTCAAATGCGGCAATTTTGTCTGTTACACGATCACGAGCAACTTGAAGTTGTTCCATTGTGAAACTGTCTAGATTTAATTTGTAGCCAAATTTCTTGGCCATGCTTTCATTAAGCGTTTTACTTGTTTTTGGATGCGAAAGTTCTCTTATCTGCATTTTAGATTCCCTAAATGACTGTTAATTTTATTTATCAAAAGTTGGCCTTGAACATTCTCGAAAGCTCATCTTTATACTTGGCTGCACGGTCTCGAGTTAGCTCAAATCGGCAAAGAAATAGGTCTCTACGTTCTAGATCTTTAGTAGTTCGCATGCGTTCTTCAAAAAACGCAGAATCTTTAGAATTATTCCAGAACGCTAGATCTAAATTTTTTACATCATTATACCTACCGAGTCTATTTTTATCATAAAACTTAGCTGCAAGTATAGCAGATGTTTTAGTTCTAAATGTATCTATTAGATCATCAGTTTTTAAGTAACGTAAGTTCCATGTGCCTTGTTTACTTTGTTTGATTTTGTAATTGCTGTAAACAACACTCTTGTCAGCTAGTACTAGTAAAGGAATAGATTTTTTAAATTCGTCCTCTAAAAACTTTTCTAACTTTTCTGCTTTTTCTTTAAAATTCATTTGCAATTACTCTAGGATTTGTGTCGCCTATCTTAATTACCAAACTCTTACGTATCAGGCTCTCAATTGTGAACTGATCATGTTCACTAAAACTATTCAACGGTCGTGACTGCCTAAGCTCTTTAATTAGTTTCTTTTCGTCGTTTGACATGTAGATATCAAACTGTCCTAGAATCTCGTTTACTTTCATTATAGTCCTGCTAGTTTTCTTAGTCTGTTTACTAATAACTTGCTAACTTCGTCGTGGTCTTCGTCGCCGTGTATAGGACTGCGACTGTCATTAGGAGGAGCCATCATGTCTTCTGTACTGACTACTGCTGTTCCTGTTTTGAGTTCGTTTGCGTCAGGAGTGTCCATAGACATCTTGCCATCAGGTGTTGGTTTTAATGCTGTACTATCGACTTCCATCGATGAGCCGTCTGGTTTAGTTAATGTTGCTTTCTTAGTAGTAGGATCAACTTTGGTAATCTTGCCCAGGTCTGTGCCCATTGCTTCGTCAGTGGATCTAGTGTCAGCATCTGCTCTGGCTCTAGCTTGTTCTCTACTAGGACTATATCCTCGTGCCCTTGCTTCTTGTTCTTGATTAGGATAGACAGTTACTTTGTACATCTTATCATCTTTAACAATGTACCACTCTGATGGATCTAGATCGTGTCTCTCATCATTGGCGCCGCCGTCATCTTGATATGCCTGTGATTGACGTTTACCCATGCCACTCACACTAGACTGGTAATCTCTATCGTATGCTGACGAACTGCCGCGTCTACGATAGTGTGCTTCGTTAGTTTCTTCTAACGGCTTAACTGGTGCTAATTTTTCTTTAGCCTTAGTATGATCATGTGTAGGGTTGCTAGGTTTTTTGTTATACTTAACAGCCTTTACACCTTTTTTAAATTCGCTAATAATTTCGTTGCGTTTCATCGTTTGTTCTCCAGGCTAAGCCTTCTATCTTCTAAATCGTATATATGTTGTCTAAGTCTATCAATATGACCTTGTGCTCTTAACACTTTGAATGCTATATTTTCTACAGAAAACTCACCTTCACGTTCTAAGCCTGATTTGCGTAACTTGCTTATTTCATCTTTTATAGCATTAGTTTCTGCAAGGTCTGTTGATTTTAGTGCTCTCTTAATCTTATTTAAGTAATTTATTACCTTAAGATTTACATCATTGTCATTAATAGTTACTCGTTGTACTTTAGGTTCTGACAACCATTTGTCGTTTAATATAGAGTATATACCAGCTGAGTGGTGAGTATCTGTGCTAGGCTGGACATATAACTCTACATCAATATTTTGTATTTTTATATTATGATTATAATTATATTGATTTTTCTTTGCATCGAACAAGGGTCGCAAATGCATTTCAGCTGCTCTAGGAATATCTACAACTAGGTGTAGATCTAAATCACTATGTTCAGTATATGTATAGGCAGCATTACTTCCAGATATTGTAATGTCTTTTAATTTGATGCTGGGGATGCTTATAAAATTTATAAAATGCTGTGCGATCAGCATGAGTTTGTAGCGAACTTTAGAATTTAATTTTTTACCTTGAAAGAGTTTTGGATTCAATTCATTATGAAATTGAATTGCTTGATCTACTATGCCTTCTTGGAACTCTTTCAAATACATACATTACTTTAATAAATTTATAACTAGATCAGTGTGAGCACTGACCCAACTTACTACCACTGCGCCACCGGCAATCATGTACAACCATTTTTGTTTCCACTTTTCCAAGTCTGAAATTTTAGTTGCCAGTTCTTCATGTTGATTACAAGATGCTGAATACATTTGATCTAGCTTACCTAACAAACTATCCCTAGTTTGGTCCAAGCAATCATGCATTTCTTTGACATCCTCTTTAAGGTTGTCCATCTTTTCGTTTAAATTTTCAACCTTGGTTTCAACTATACCAAGTCGTTCTACTGTAGTGGCCATTTAGGCTGATTCCTTTTATGTTAAGTCAAGTTCCCGGCGGGACATGTGCCTAAGTGTTCTGAATGCCTAGTGTGCCTATTAGTATTGTATTTATTGTTTAAAATCAAAAATAATATTTGTTCCTAACTTAAACATAGGTTTATCAAAACTAGCAGTTTCAGTTAACCCAGTGATAAAAGGCACATATTCAAAACTATCTTTGAGTCTATACAGTTGATCGCCATTCTTTTCGAATAGCTGCTCAATTTCCATGCGCCATTCAAAGTGCCAGCACTTTTGATCTGCAACACCGAATATGTCTGCGGGTATTATTTGTGGAGGGTTTTCGTAGTAAACATTACCGCTTAATCCTATAGTTTGGATTACGGTATCAAAGTTCTGTTGCTGTAGTCTTTCCAAATCGTTACGCGATCTGTATTGTCCTGTAGCGGTAATATCAACAAGTGTGTATAGGCTATAAATCATCTCAGTTATTTAACAGCCGTAAAAAAGCCCCGCATTAAAAGCGAGGCTCCCTTCCCATCCCTGAGAATTAGTTGCTATTAAGCTACAACAAAAGTTGTACCTTCTGTACAAGTTGAGATGTTAGTAGATAGTGTTCCATAAGAACCCTGACCAATAACAACCTGCTTGATACGGATCAATAGTGAAGCTGCATCAACTCCGTGACCGTCAACGATAACGTGAATAACACCAGTGCTTCCTGTTGGTGCGTAGTACATCAATGGTTGTACTTCACGGATTACTGATTCAACCATTTCGTCTGCACCGTCATCTAAAGTCTGTAGGTCAATAGCTGCGCTGGTATCTTTAATTGTGATAATGAATGCTTTTAATTGTGCAACTGAGCGTAGTGCGCCAGTTGTGTAGGCTCCAAAGCCGTTTACTCTTGTTTGTGTTGCCATAATAAATCTCCTCGTTTATGACGGTCTACTCTCTGTAGACAGCTTGCAACCTAGCAAGCCTTTGTACTATTATTTACCAAAGAGATAAAAAAACCCCTAGTTATGGGGTTTTTTGGCGAGTTAATATTACTTCGGAGTCCAGCGTTTTCGAGGTACTAGTTTGACGTTGCCAAACTGTTTACCAGCAGGGGCATAGCGTACACGACCTTCGCCGTGTGTATCCCAGATTTCACCTTGTCCTTGCTCTACTTGATCGATAACTTGATCCTTAAGATCCATGATACGACCCACTAGTCCAAATATAGCTTCTAGTGCTTGAGCATACTGCTGTGCTAGATTCTCTATTTTAGTCTGTTTAGGCTCACTGACCTTACTGCTTTTTAGCCAAGCTAGGAAGTTCTGTGCGCTTAGATTATCAAGCTGTTTGGCTTTGGCTGTTTGATTAACATAGGTATACAAGATATTCTTTAGATCGCCTAGTCCCGTAGTACCCTGTAGGAATCCATCGATAGCGGCTGCGTGTTGTCCTAAGTAGGCTTCTACTGAATCAATAGCTGAAGTGTCCAAACTAACAGGATTGCTGTTATACACCGGACCTTGTACGATCAGTGCAGGGTTAGTGTTAAACATGCTGAAGTCATCCATGGGCTTTTGCGCACTGTCATCCATGCCAAACTCTGGAAAGTACGCATGTCCCACAACCATAACTTGTGCATTACCGATCTGCTGGCCTAGTGGGCTGTCAGCTTTAACATGATAACAGGTTTGACTGTTAGGGTTAGGACAGAATGTGTAAACACCTTGTTGATCCACTTGCGGTTGTTGTAGGAACAAACCGTCTGCATAGACAAAGCCCACAAAATTCTTTGGTGTTGCTGCATCAAACAGTGGATACAGACTGGCAAACTTCTTGCCAAACGCCTGGCGATCTTTTGCCTGTTCAGGGGTCTTAGGTTTGCCACTTTTGTTAACAATAAAATCGTAGACATCTTTGGGATTATCACTGGCAGCACCACGACTCCAACCGTTGTGTCCTGCAAGTATAAGTGGACCACCTTTGCGTTCACGACCCCAATAGATCTGCGGATTGCCGTCCCACTTCATACGCACACTTTTACTGCCTTCTGCTGTGGCTATTTCTTTTAAGTGTTCAAGAGCTTCCATAGTGCCTTTGCTACCGTGAAAGAACACTAGGTCTTCTAGGTGATTAAAAGCACGGCCTAGTTTCTTTTTAGCAGCTTCTTCTGCTTCTCTTAGGAATTCGGTAGCTCTCATAGTTTACTCATAATGTGACGGAACCATTCGTTAGTCCCTACTGGAAGTTTTGGTTTACGTTCTGCCCAGTTCTTATCTTGTTTAACATGTGCTAACAAATCTTGTGCTTGATCATCTGGTAGGCTAGACATGATAGCTTCTACAGAGTCAATGTTGTCGCCGGTAGCATCGGGTCCTATTAGCACACGAGCAATGTCGTCCCAATCGTCTGCAACTAGCTCACCCTTCTTACCTTCGGGGGTACGTGCAAATAGGCCTTGCCATGCTGAGTACATGTAGCCTTTTCTCTTGGCCAACTGAGCTAGCATTAGCTGTTTGCCAACGCCTTTGTACATGCTACCTTTGGGAATCTTGTGTTGATGATAACGGCTAACTTTAGCCACATTAGGAATAGTTTCAAGGTCAACTTGATAGAACTCATCGCCTACTGGTAAGCGTACAAATACATTAACACCTGCTTGGCGCACTTGGAATCCACGATCCTGTACAAAAGCAGCTAGAGCTTTACGTGCGTCTTTGTCGTCATCTGTTTTAAACTTGGCTTTGACTTCATCTAGATCAACTTGCAGATCCATGTCGCCACTCATTTCGCCGGGCGTAGGAGTATGTGCGCTGCCAATAGCCACACTATTCAATCCTAATGGGCCCAGGATAGCATCCATCTTGGCTTTCATTTCCGGAGCTAGCTTTTGGTCAAACTCTTTAGTATCCGGAAATATTACATTCTTACTCATTGCCTTTACTTTCCTGTATTTTTTTCATGCCACGTTTAAATTTAGCTGGTTCGCTAGTGCGGATAGCATTGATAAATCGGCGCTCTAATTCGGCTGCTGTTTCTAGATCGTAATTTTCTCGAATAAGCGTTAGCAAATTAATAGCAGATTCTATTAAATTACTGCCACGGCTTTCAATTACGCAATCTTTGTCACGACTAATGCCCAAATCGCTTATTTCTTGCAGAATCGACCTAGTACTTTTACGCATAATACCTTAATATCCTTTTGTATATTTAACCTTTTTGCAAAGTAAAATAAAAATGTTGCAATGCAAGGTGAAAAGACTAAATATATTAGTAGAAACACTAATAGTATAAACCATTAGTATCTACATACACTTACACTAGGATTATAACATGAAATACATATCAGAGCAAATGATTAGGCTAATGGAACGTTTAACTGAAATGTTTCCAGGATCCAGTTACCAAAACAGCTTAGATGCGTATCTAAGCACCAAAGGCATTACCGATGCCGCACAGTTGGAAAGCTACATCCAACAATACCACTATTCTCAAAAGGAAAAAAATATATGAAAACTATCGTCAACTCAATCTGGTCATTTTTAGAAGCATTTGGTCAAGCCCGTGCTGCCGCAAGTCTTGCTCGTCAAGGCCGTATTGCTGAAGCCAAAGCTATATACGGTGCCTAAAATGGAATTAGCTGCTATTCAAATTATGCTATTTGGGGTGATAATTCTTGTGTATATGGCAGATGAGTTTAATAAATGACCTACTTAGACATACTGATCACCTTACTGCGTTGGAAAGATCTAGGATGGGAAGTACATCCTATTAATCTACAAGACGAGTTTCACGGCTGGATCTAAACTGCCATATCGCTTTACAGACAGCATAGTTGTCTGTATAATAAATACATTACACATATACACACAAGGAGAAAAATATGTTCACACCAGATTTCTACATTGATTTATTTCAATCATCAAAGCGTCAGTTGACTAACCAAGTTTACAAAGACGACACACTTAACAAAGCCTGCAATGCATTTATCGACGCTCAAACAGCGTTTGCTAAAATGATGGTTAAGAATTACATTGACGTATCTGCATACTCAGCAGATGCTATCAGTAAAGTTTTGTTCCCTAAACAGGAAGAAACAGTCAAGGCCAAGACTGCTAAAAAAGCCACTACAGACATTAACACACAAGGAGAATAATATGTCATTTGAAACAACAAAATTACCAGAAGTTAAATTCAACAAGAACGGATATGAAATCCGTACAGACATTCTTGGCATGGCCAAGAGCATGGTAACAGAAGACTTCCATGCTAAATTCCAAGGTTGGGAAATGACTGCTGCTCGTGACGAGAAGACTGGTCAGATCGTTACCACAGTAGAAATGCCAACATTTCCAGGACTTGAAAAAGTTTTAGAAACAGCTGAGAAGATGTACGCCTTTGTCAATACTGGCGCAAAGAAGTAATTTAATTTACATCAAACAAAAAGCACCTTCGGGTGCTTTTTCTATGACCATGCTACCATTTTAAAGCGTTCTTGGGGTATGCCAAAGTAGTCACATTTCCAGTGGCTCTGAGCAAAGAAGTCTAGATCGTGCCACTGATCTTTCTTAGCTAGTATCTGACGTCCTGCGTCCTGCCAATCGATAGCTTTCAGTACAGGCTCTATGGTCTTGCGTACAGCTTCTATCTCAAGGTAGTCAAAGCTGTCCCATTCCCAATGCAGTACTTCAAAAGCATTGCCCGCACGATCAACATAGTCCATACTAAAGTCTAGTCCCCACTTGGGACGAATGGCAATTACTTTATTGATTAGGGGCAGTGCTCGTGCCCAGTGTTGTAATTCTTCTAGGGCAGCTCCGGCGTAGCCTTTACGTTCAAATAGTAGACTGTGGTTCAGTACTGCACCTTCTACTGTGTGTTCTTGTTTGAACCAGGGCTGTTTAAGAGCCACGCGATGTTCGCGATGCTTCTTGGGCTTGTTCCAATTGCTGTAGGCATAGTGCTTTTCTAGATCAGTTAGGTCATACCCATTCTGATCAAATAGAGCAACATCTTCAGGAGTAGGAAGATATACTATCTTTTCTACAGGAGTTGTCCAGTAGCCGTTAGCGTCAAACTGATTATCAGTCAGCGTAATCATTTTATTTTACAATAGGTCCGCCAGTGATCCAAAGTTGACAGCTACGGGTTCCAGCACATTTAAAGTGTAGTAGAGTACAGTAGCCTAGGTCTGCGGCTTCACGTGTCTTTTCTGCTTGGTATGCTTCTGCGCCCATTCCGTCGTGTATGCACTTGTACATTGCATCGGTGATGTTGAATGCCGCACAATTACCACAGGTCATTGTCTTGGCAGTCTTTTCGTTTATATCCCACTGCTTGGCTGCGTCTTTCCAATAGTTGCTAGGCTCATCGGGATTGGCAGGGCCATAGTGATGTTTGTCTATAGCAGTCTGACGATTCTTTACGTTGACTTCTAGATCGTGTGTGGCAATGGGACAGCCTTTGTTGACTGCTTCTATAATGTTGATATATTTTCTATACATAGCTTTTACTTATCAGTTTTATAACCGCTTCTATCTAAACAATCACTGCATTGGCAGTCTGTGCAATCGCAGCCGTCAGTCATGCAGCTTGATCCGCAGTGTCCGGTGCACCAGCAGGCGCATTTAGGTTTTAATCTTTGATATGAGGTGTCGTTGTCTTCCATTATTTGCTCCTTATAATAATCTCTCTGCTATGATATTGAAGCCATCTGTGCCAGCATCACTACGCATAAAGGTAACACGATAGATTCTACCTGCTGCTTTATCCTGTAGGGTAGCTGTAAAAGTGTCGCCGCTGGAATCCATACCGCCAAGACTGTATAAAGTAGTCCAGGCATCGCTCGCTACGATTGTTCCAGTGCTGCCTGCTTGGTTTACTGCACTGCCGGATCTTGCAGCCACCACTGTCCAGGCAAGATTCCTCGTTGAACCGTTGCCAATAACCTGCGGGAATATGCCGGCAAGCCCAGAATTTGTTATGCGGAAACGCATATCATCCACAGTAAGTTCAGTGCTCATTGCTGAGTTCCAAGCAAGTCTTGCTAGGCTAGGTGTTCTTGCTGTAACAACGGCATTGGTATTAACATTAAACGCAGTAGGACTCATGGTCAATACATTGGTAAACGCACTGCTACTACGGAACTGGAATTCTCCGTTAGTGGTTCCACCATTGCTAACATCGAAGTATATTGCACTGGCTCCGTTGGTACGATCACGGATAGCCGCATCTCTGGGCACAGACAATGCCACATTACTAATAGCACTGTCGCCCGCACTAAATGCCGTTGCGTGATTACTTGTGACAGTGGCAGTTGTGCCTATGGTCTTGCCACTGGCCATTGACAGGTTATTGTTGATAGTGGTGGTGCCTGTAGCTGCTCCAACACTTAAAGTGATAGCGGCACCGGCAAAGTTTACAGTTGTAGCGGTAGTATTGATTAAATTAAAACTTGAGCTTGGTGTTGTCAGACTTGTGGTAATTGCTGGACTGGTCATTGCTGG